ATATCTGTCGAGCATACTCAAAGTCATTATTAGCTGTGTTTGAATCCATCATAACGCACTGTCAATTCCTAATATATTTGTTGAAAATCCAAAGTCACTATCCGGGCTTGCATTACCAGGATTAGGTGTTACTGTTATTCTTTCTAATGGAACATCCGAGTCGTTTAGACCTGCGTTAATATCAAGAATATCAGTAATAGCTGTACGTATAATACCACTAGATGCAATTGGTCCATGAAATGTTACATGCATATCAAAATCCATTGTGTAAACAATTGTTCTACGAGAAGCGACTTCACCTTCATAGTCATCATTCATTGTGACGCCCGTTAAAATAATTGGTACATCTTCTTTTATAGTATCAATATCATCAAAGGGTTTAATACTTAAAGTATATTGTGGATTAAAGAATGGTATAACTTGTTCAACTACTTGCAAAGCGTCGTCTTGCATTTTTGCAAAGACACTTAATTGAAAGCTAATCATGTATGGTACGCCAACTTCTATCTTACTACGAGATAAAATTGTACCAGCCACGGGTGCTCGGGCAGTAACATTATTTTTTGGTAGCTGCCTTGCCGGATCATACGAAATATTCATAATCTCAAACGACATACGAGGAAGCTTTACTGCTACTCTACGTTCTTCTAAATCAGGTACTTCCCTGATTCTATCAAGAAACTTAGACCTAGGTCCGTAAGATAAAGGCACTTTTTGTGTGTTAATAATACCACCGCTAGCGTCTTTACGCAAAACGTATATGTCATTAAACATAGCACCAAAAGTAGCTACCGCTTTTCTTATTCTCTGATGATAAAAATAATTTCCAAACATTATCTAGGATCCCCAAATGGATTCGTCTCACTAAAGTCAATAAAATCTAAACCTTCAAAATCATCATTTTGTTCATTGGCATGCATTTGATTATCTTCCGTAAACGACGATACAGTTCCAGTTGCATTTGATTCTTGACCGGTAATAAGTTTTCCTGTAGTTGGCAGATGGAATTTTCCGTCACTTCCGCCTAAATGAATAACTGAAAGTGAATTTGTACTAGATACCCATTCTGAAACTTCAGCACCCAATATAGTTCCATCTGTTAAAGTCTGTGTTACTCGCTCGCCTATTTCAAAGTCTCCACTTACACCGCTTAATACCATATCAAATTCGTATGCGTTTGTCTGTTCTATAGTATCTATTGTTGTAAGGTCTGTATCAAGATCTTCACCCGAATACTCAAATAGTTGACAACGCATTTTAAATGTAGGTAGATTTGCTAACTGATAAAATGGTTGTTCGTGTTCTACATGCATCACTTCAAACATTGATTTAGAAAGAGGAAGGAATATAAGATCTCCTTCTCTCGGTCTTTCACCTTCTATTTGATTATCAACTTTGCCAACCGTAGTATTCCAACGTCTTCGAGACACAATAAAAGTTGCTTCATCGCGTATCTCAACTCCGAACTTAGTGAATAAGTCTCCTTCACCGTCGAATCCTTCTGTGTTTTCAATGTACATCTCAATCTTATAAGAGTTACTAAATTTTGACGATACGTCTTCGCCTAATATTCTATTCTCATTTACAACAGTACGTGGTAGATAATAGACATCTTGTCCATACATCTTTAGAGATTCTATGATTATATTTTCATAGAGCTTCTGTTCAGATCTAATTGCATCTGAGAAATAAATATTTCGTGCCATGTTAACCTACAAAAAAGTTAGGTGGAAGTTCATGTTCTAAACGTATGCGTTCTCGAAGCCTATCAATTTCTTGTAAAGCATCGTCATATAACTGTCTACCGTTTAGTGTAACGCCTCCAGGTAATTGCATTCCTTCGAACTTAATTAGGTTTGCACCCCATTGTTGTTTTATCAACTGAGTAGAATATTCCTTTAACCACATATCATCATACACACTTGTATGAGTATCTGGATCTATTATTTGATATATCTCTGCAACTACAAAGTCTCCTACCTTTATTTCTTTTTCGGCAAAAGAACCATGTATGTACAATCTATCTTGTCGTCTCGCAAATTCTACTTGTGGATGTCCGTTTAGTTTCATATCTAAAAGAGATAGATATTGTTGTAACTGTTCGTAATATGCTAAGTCACCTGCAAAGTTTTGCATGTCGGCAATATCATTTAACATCAACTGATATTTTATATCAAAGAAGTTACGAGAAGAGCCAAATGAGGAATTGATCGGTAATAAGCGAGATACATATATAATATTAGAAGAAATAGGAATATAACCATTATCAACATCAGTTTGTGTAACCTGATGCTTTAGGTATGTTTTAATCGTAGCGTCAGAGTGAAATTCTTGATACATCTGTAATGCGTCATCGACGCGTTCTTCAAGCTGATCGTCATCTACATTGATCTCTAATACAGGATCACCGAGTCTACGAAGACAATAGTCGATCAATCCTTGCCTTGATGTTGGTGCTGCCATATTCGTTCCTTTTCAAAAACTTTTATCTATTTATACGTTTACAATCACTAGGAAATGTGTTATAATAATATCATGAAAACAGTATTTACAAATGGATGCTTCGACATTTTGCATCGAGGACACTTAGATTATTTAAAAGAATCTGCCTTTTGGGGAGAAAGACTTATTGTCGGTATTAACTCCGACAGTAGTGTACGCAAACTAAAAGGTTCAGATAGACCAATAAACAAAGAAGAAGACAGAAAGTTTGCATTAGAATGTTTAAGCTTTGTTGATCGTGTTTATATTTTCGACGAGCCAAACCCATATGAATTAATTAAATATATAAGGCCAGATATAATTACTAAAGGTGGTGATTATGTTCAAGATAATGTTATAGGTAACGATTTAGCTAGGATAAAAATTATACCATATACAATAGGATATTCTACTACTAAATTTATTGAAAGGATTCGTAATGACTCAACTTGAAGGCTTTGTTGAAAAAGGCTGGGGCCACGAAAATATCTTTGCTACTAACGATAAGTACACAGGGAAATTATTAGTATTTAACGAAGGTTCAAAATTCTCAATGCATTTTCATGCGTTAAAAGATGAAACATTTTTTGTACTCGAAGGAACTTTTGATTTACTTACTATTGAGACAAAAAGCGCAGATGTTAAGAAACAAAGATTAAATCCAGGAGATTCAATAAGAATAAAGCCTCTAACACCTCATCAAATGATTTGTGTTAAAAAGGGAACTGTTATAGAAGTTTCTACTCCAGATTCTGTAGAAGATAATTATAGAGTTGCAAAAGGCAATAGTCAAAAATGATAATATGGGGTATGTCAAAGAACGGTCACGACTGGGCAATTGCTGTATTTAAAAACGGCAACCATATACAAACATTTTCTGGAAAAGGTAAATCACATCCATTGACTACCGTTTATGAGGCTAAAGATTTAGGTCATCCTGCATTGGTTATTTGGTATGAGAATCCTTATTTAAAAGCAATTAGACAATTTTTAGCAGGACAAAAACGTCCTTTTAAAAGAAATAATGTTAAAAAATACTTACGAGATCTTAATATAAACTGCAAATGGACATATGTCGGTCATCACGAATCTCATGCAGCTGCTTTTTATAAAAGCAAATTTAAAGACGCCACCATTGTTGTCTTTGATAGCATAGGCGAATTTGATTGTACATCAATATGGAAAGCAGAGAATGGTAAACTTAAAAAACTAAAGTCATTAAAATACCCTCATAGTATTGGATTATTTTATTCTGCAATGACAGATCGCCTTGGTTTAGAGTCACAAAAAGATGAAGCAGTGTTTGAATCATTATCACATGCTTATACGCCTTTTTCACAATTAGTAGAAGAAATGGAAGGTGACATAATAAAGCATTGGCAACCTATGCCTAAGTTTAAAATTAATTTCCACCGTGGCGCGAGAGGAATGTGGTGGGGTAGAGGTAAAAAAGAAATTGCTAGTGCTGCTAAGGTCATCTTTGAAAAACTAATAACTAAAGTTTTACTTCATGCAAGAGAAACCACAGATAGTCGTAATATAGTTTTAAGTGGCGGAGTTGCTTTTAATAAATCAATGCCAAAGCTTGTTGGTAAAACATGGGATGACTTATACATTCCACCTAACCCTAGTGACACAGGATCAGCAGAGGGCGCAGTATTAGCGTATTTAAATAATGGTTGACATGAAAGCAATGGAAATACCTGACTATAATCCAGCTCAGGTAGAAAATAATAATAATCAAGTCATTTGGCCTAAAACATTTCCCAAAACTAATATAGCGTTTGAACGAAAAAATGTTATTACAAAAGGAACATCATTAGAACCAATTAAAGGAGCTTTAGAAGCCATAAAAAATTTAAGACTAAAAGGTTATAAAGTCGGATTAATTATGGATGAAGCTGGGTCTACTGAAGAAAAATCAGAATCTATGTTACAAGGACTTATGAAAGTATTTGGTGATGCTGGTATTATGTCTATTGACTATATGTACTATTCTATTGGAGTAGAAAAACAGGATCCTTATGTAAAACCAAGTGTAGGAATGTTTAAAAGAGCAATGCAAGAGCAGGGAATTGTTTTTAAAAATGCCTGGTATGTGGGAAAACAAATAAATGATGCTAAAGCTGCATTTAAGATTGGTTCGCGTACAGCATTAATTAATCCAACTGAAGAAACGATCAAGAAACTTAATAGCTTTGCTAATCAAAAAATAAAAAAGAAAACGCGTATATTTGAATCGCTTTCAGAATTTGAAAAGATTCTTAAGTAATCTCAGGAAATAAGCATTCGTCTATGTATTTCCTAACAACATCAGGAGCCACACCCATATTTTCCATTACTCTTGGTGTATGTGGATTTTTCTTCTGATTGATTGCATACCAATTATGTTTCGCAGTATAATCTGCATTAGTTATCCATCCAATATTGTTTACAAAGTATTCTAAATTATTGACCGCAAGATCTAATAACTCTTGCAATTCCTCAGGATCTCTGACATTGCCAGCTGAAACCATAGAACCACTGAATATAGCCTTTGCCCAATCAGGCAATTCTCTTTTCTTTGATGGAATAAAACTGTGTACATTCT